AACTTCTGGTATTGCTAGAAAATCTCATCCTATGTATGATGCCCACTATTTCCTGAATATCATTCAAACTTATACTCACAGTAAAGTTATCAAAGAGTTTGTCAGAAGTTTGTTCAAAAACCCCGATATGTATATGGTTAGAAACAGTCGTCATGTGTCAACGTTACGTCTTCACCTCCTCATCAAGCATAAGGATTTGCCAACATATGAAGATATTTTGAATCATCCATTCTTGACTGGTAAAAGAGAGAATGTTACTAAGAAGATTCTCAACACTGTGGCTAAAACTAAAAAGAACTTTGCCCCAATTGTGGTTGCCCCAAAACCAAAGATTGTATCGGGTGAAACAGCAATTGAGAGAGCTAAGAGGATACTTGCAGAAGCTGCACAGAAGAAGCGAGCTCCAATTCGGAGACCAGGTATAATTGCCAAACCAAAACCATTGGTTCAAACACAAGTTCGTGAAATTGAGAGGAAAATTATAAATCAAAACAACATTCCTTTGGCTAAATTATTCCCACCTAACAAACCAAACGTGTTTATGAATAAAAATGGTGAACTCAAAATCAACAGACGCAAATGCAGACTTTACAGTAAGAGTGATCTAGTCTATATGTTCAAATTGGATCCAAATTTAACCAAGACTCAGATGTGCATGTTCATAAAAAATATATAATCTTATAGTATAAAATATGTGGCTATTAGCTTTTCTCATTCTCGTGAATCTCTTTATTCTTTATCAAGCTGGCAATCGCCGTGTCGATGCGGTGATTTCTACTGGTGAAGAATGGACTATTTATGGGACCATGGGGTGTGGATGGACTCGTAAACAGTTGGAGTATATGGAAAATAATGGAAAAGCATTCAAGTTTGTTGACTGTGAAAAGGAAGGGTGTTCGGCTATGAAAGCTTTCCCAACTATCCTTCACCCCAGTGGTGAAACAACCGTTGGATATAGCGAATTTTAATTGAATTATTACTCATAAGTTGACTGTTTCAATTTATCAATAATGAACTGTTATGGGAATGATTAATATATTTACACACCGCGGACAACCTGGAGAGATAGTGCGAGAATCAAAGCATCGAGTAGGGTGTTAATAGGTTTGAGGACGGTGATGTGTTTCACGAGAGAACGATTCCACACAAGGCGAAGGAGGAATGTACTAATCAGAATGCTTAGCACAAACATGAGAAACTCCCGGATCATATCAGACTTGGTTTGGGATTGGACGACTTCCTTGAGCATTTTACTACAGATGGATATTTTTTTTCTGAATAGAATACAAATGAAGAACCTACCATTGAGTGGTTCTGAAAGAACGTATACCAATAGACGATGGGGAACTGCAACCGGTATTGGAAATAATAACTGTTATGCGTATGCAGTCGGAGACTACGAAGCCTACCGATGGCAAAAGTCCATCCCCGGTGATCGTTCCGGTCTTTCAAATAAGGGACATAACTATACACATTGTACAGGTCTTCCTAAACGTGTGATTTCTGATAACCCAACCAGAATTTACCGTGTAAAACCTGAAGAAAAGTGTAAAAAGGGGTATTATAAAGTTATGATGTTTGTGTCTCCTGGAAGACCTACAAACTATATCAGACAAGGAGACTTTCACTTCTACGTACAACACAGTGTAGTTGAGTATAGAGTTAAACCAGGTGATACACAAGAATCTGTGGCTAAGTTTTTCAAGATACCAATATCTCGAGTCAAGAGAGCAGGAAAGTTTGAAGTTAATAAAAAAATTATATTTAAATCTAACGTATTCAGTCACAAGAGGGGGTGGGCAACTGGGCCACTTCTGACTGACGCCAAGGGTAAGGCTATAGGAGACCCTCGCAAGGCTTCAAGGGATTACCCTGGGTTAAACTACGAACGATATTGTAGTTCATTCTGCGTGAAAAACCGAGGGATCAAAGTCGGAAAGACTCATCCCAAGGTCTGAAAGAAGACTGTCAAGGTCTAAGGTTTCTTCTACATCGAAGGTTACATCAATCATATCCATCACATTCAAAACAGATTCATCATTCAAGTACACAGAGTTTGCAGCTGCTGTGTAATTGTTCTGAATCGTCACTGTGACCTTATATTGAGATCCATCAATTACTTTTCTACATGTAGGGCATGTATTCTTACCTTTATTTTTCCATTCCTGTAGACAGTGGGAATGAAATATATGTCCACATCTGGTCGGAGTATTATTCCGTGTTGACCTGACCTCATTGAGGCATATAGCACATATCGACATTCTATAGGAAGGTTTTAAAGTTTTTCTCGTGATTTAGCTCAGTTAGTATATTTTAGACATATTAAGAAGGGGTACATCACAGGTGTTACACGATCCTCCGGTACCTTGCTTAGATTGAATCTGGGACAATAATTCTGGTCCAGACTTCTGAAGAAGTTGACGGTAAGAATAGTTATCCTCGAAGACGATACCGTTTTGTTTCATTAAAAAGTTATTAGTGAGTTGAGCAGAAGAATTAATGGTGAAGCACCTACCATCAGCCATTCCGAGTCGCTGAGACATGTTGTTAATATTAATTTAGAAATTAATTTGCCTGTTGTGAATTGTTTTTATCCATGATTGGAAACCTTTTTTCTTGAGGCTCTCGACCATAGGTTTACACTTATAACCCAGAAATACATCAAAGACGTCTGTTTCCACTGTGCGTGAGACCCGAATAGAAGGTTCTTCATTGATGTGTTGATTGATAATGTTGTAGGCGAAAGCAATTTCTTTTAGGGTCTGTGCACCTGTGATGATAATTTTACCAGTTGAGAAAATGCTCGTTGTAATCTCCTTCATATCTTGTGCCGGTTTGAACTTGATTTTAACCGCTGAGTACCTGTCTGGTTCGAAAGATACTTTGAAGATGTCATCGTGATTTTCAAAGTGTTGTGCAACTTTAATCAGGTTTACGTTGTAGTTCAGACTAAAGTTGGAATTGATCATCACCACCCTGAACGAGTCCACCGGTATCTGATTCTCCATTCCCAAAAACGTTTTGAAAATGTAGATCAACTGGGTTATAATCCGTTTACAATCGAAGAGATCACAGCACCCAGCAACTTGAATCGACCCATTAGGGAATACTTTTACAGATTTTGTACTGTAGGTGTCGTTATATGTAAGAGTCACCTGATTGTAAAAAGTGGTCGCTTTAAGTTTCCAGTCAAACCCACCGGTTCCAGTTGTACCAATACGTCTCAATTTAAAAGAGTCTGCATTTTCAAAAATGTATCGAAGTTTTCTTATATCAATGCTTTGAACAAACTTGGATACCATTGTGATTGTTGTAATCTTCACCCATGAAGGTCTTACATCATCTGGAAGTTCCTTCATGAACTCATCTAATGTAAGAAGATAGGAGAAACTGTTATTGGCTATTGCCGAGTACATGATTAATGATCTTTAATATCAGCTCGTATGTATTTATCTAAAATAGTAAATAAATAGGTTGACTTAGGTTTTCTTTAACAACTTAGAGAAATTAGAACTTTTTAGTTTAAATGACCTCCTTCTTTAAGAGTGCTAAAGTGGTTCACGATGTTGATAGTGAAACTGATTATATTGAGATCATTTATGAACGTTACGTAAAAGGTCAGGGATATGATACTTATGTTGACTATTTACATACAAAGCCTTATGCCATTTGGGAGAAAGTTCTTGTATCGAAGAAACAATCCATTCCATATGAAAAGTTCCTAGACACAATGTGTTCGAAAACAATTGAAGTTCGACAAAAGATGTGTGAGATTGCTCTTCAGAACATTCTGTCTGAAAAGCAAAACACACGTACTTACATTCGTATTGCACATGCGAGTAAAATCATTGATCCCACATTCCAACCACCTTGGATTAATACAAAGAGTGCTTGGCAGAGGGGGTATATTAAAATGTTTTGTGAAAACACTTTACCTGATATAATTGAAATGACTGTAGATAAATCGAGACTTAAATATTTATTTAACGTCTTAAATGATATACAATCATGATAAAGCTCATGAGTGAAATCCAACCACCGATCATAGAAAATTGTGGGTTCTTAGCCACACCAATTTTAATTGTTTCAATGACATTCTTCCTGTCCTTTGTAAATCCATAGTCAATGTTTCGAATTGGTTGTAGAGGTCGAGAGAAAGAACAACTAGAAGTAGAATCTTCACATAGAGCGTAGTCGCAAAAGACACTTTTTTCTGTTTTAGCTACTACATTTTCCTCTTTCATTTCAGAAAAATTCGCAAAATCACCCGTTTGTCTCACACTCCCTGGAAGAGAGAAATCATATGTGACAAATGGGTTGACATCGTCAATTGCAGCCTCGTCATTGAGCATATACTTACTCATAGTTATTGTTAGTTCAGATTATATTTTTTAGTTTTCATTTTGAAACCATGTTCTGTCCACATCTTGTCCAAATCTACATCTAACATATGGGCTATCTGAAAGAGATAACTAAAAACATCACCCATTTCCATCATGACATCTGTACCCCTCTCTTTCTTGAGTCCCGTCTTTTTGTATGTTTTCTTGTACTGACGAATCGCGCTAGCCAGTTCCCCAAATTCTTCAGTTAGCAAGAGCCATACTGTATCTATAGCAGCACGATCCCAACCCTTCAATTTACATACTTTTTCAGTTTCATGTTTATAGAAGTTCAAACTCAAACTCATCTTATTAGTTTATAAACCATAAACTTTAATTGATTCCAATCTTATTATTGATAGCCATCTTGTTACCAACTGTACTCGTATTAATTGGTTGCGAAAGTGGTATCGAAATGGTGTCTATATCTTGTACATAGGACATGTATTGAGATACACCTGTTTGAATTTGCGACATAGCGGTTTCTATAACACGTTCATTCATCATTTTGACCTGTTCATTCACGCGAGAATAAGCATCACCTGAATTGTTAATAAATACAACGCGCATAAGTCCGTATAGGTCATCTGAGTTTTGGTAGTCGATCGAGATACCTGTTTTATTCTTGAAAGTCTGTCGAATTCCACGCTGAAGAAGATTTTTGTTAAATTCTGAAAAGAAAAGTGTATTGAGTGGAGTCTCACACTGTTTGAGGGTGTCGAGGTGCAGATTATCACACATATAATATACCCTCGGAAAAAAAAACTTTGTAAATACTAAATGTTAAGCCTCGCCGATTTCGATGAGGTCTACAACACCAAGCCAAATAATGTTGATGTAATCTCCTGTAAAGCTCCAGAATGTTTCATTGGTTCTTACCCACCAGTGGCTCCAGCTGGACAAAATGGTGATTTTTTTGTGAACACCTATCTTCTTCAGCCCAATCGCGCTATGGAAGTTGTAGGTACCGTAAAGGTTAGGAGTGGTGATCTCGAAAAGTGTCGCAAGTAAGTTAAAAATAATACACATAGAAATAATAGTATGAGAGTCAGTAAACGTTCCGGTCATATTGAAGATATGAAATTTGACAATGTCACCAATAGGATCAAAAAGTTAACATACGGTCTCTCTGATAAATGCGATTCTTCTAAGATTGCTCAGCAGGTATTTTCATCTATGTACGATGAGATAACTACACAAGAAATTGATACTCTTTCTGCTGAAATATGCGTTGGTATGATTACCACAGACCCCGACTATGAAATCCTTGCAACTCGTATTATTGCTAGTAATATCCAGAAAGTATGCCCAAACAACTTCTATGTGGCCATGAAAAAATTAGCTAAGGCTGATATTGTTACGGAAGAAGTTGCTAAGATTTCTGGACGTGTAAAAGATTACATTGATACCAGGAGGGACTACGATTTTGGTTATTTTGGTTTAAAGACTCTCGAAAAGTCATACCTACAACGCCATGATGGTATATTGATGGAAACACCCCAGTATATGTTTATGCGAGTTTCGATTGGTATCCATGGTGATGATATCACGTCGGTTCTTGACACATATGATAAGATGTCTCAAGGTCTATTCATTCATGCGACACCTACCTTATTCAATGCTGGTACTCCTAGACCCCAAATGTCTTCATGTTTCCTCATCGCCAACAAGGAGGATTCCATTAACGGTATCTATGGCACTTTGACTGAGTGTGCACAAATTTCCAAATGGGCTGGTGGTATCGGTATGCACATCCACGATATCAGGGGGAATAAGTCTCGTATTAGAGGTACAAATGGTCAATCTGATGGAATCATTCCAATGTTACGCGTATTTAATGCCACTGCACGTTATGTGAACCAGGCTGGTAGACGCAAGGGGTCTATCGCCGTGTACATTGAACCATGGCATACTGATATTATGGATTTTTTAGAGTTACGTCTCAACCAAGGTGATGATGAGGCACGTTGCCGTGACCTCTTCACGGCACTCTGGATTCCCGACCTCTTCATGAAGAGGGTGGAAGAGGGTGGTAAATGGTCTCTCTTCTGTCCAGACAAAGCACCTGGTCTCTCAGACGCGGTGGGGGAAGAGTTTGAAGCCCTCTACACGAAGTATGAAGATGAGGGTCAAGCCAATAGTACCGTACCAGCCGCTGAGGTCTGGAAGGCTATCCTCAAGTCCCAAACTGAGACTGGTACACCCTACATGCTTTACAAAGATGCATGCAATAAGAAGAGTAACCAAAAGAACTTGGGAACAATTAAGAGTTCCAACTTATGTACGGAGATCATAGAGTACACCGATAAGGATGAGACAGCTGTTTGTAACTTAGCATCAATCGCTCTACCAAAGTATGTGGATCATGAAAAGAAAACATTTGATTACGAGAAACTCCATGAAGTCACTAAGACGGTGACTAAAAACTTAAATCGTGTTATCGATAGAAACTTCTATCCCGTTGAGACTGCTCGTAAATCCAATATGAGACACCGTCCAATTGGTCTAGGTGTCCAAGGTCTCGCAGATGTATTCATTCTTTGTCGTCATGCATTTGATTCCGAAGAAGCCAAGGAAATTAACGCTCGTGTTTTTGAGACAATGTACCACGCCGCACTTGAAGCGAGTTCAGAGCTTGCAGAAGTAGACGGCTCATATGAAACATTTGAGGGGTCTCCAACTTCCCAGGGTATTCTCCAATTTGATATGTGGGAGGGGGAGACAAAACTTCACTATGATTGGGACGCGATGCGTGAACGTGTGAAAACGAAGGGTCTCCGAAACAGTCTCTTAATGGCTCCCATGCCTACAGCATCTACAGCTCAAATCCTGGGTAATAATGAATGTTTTGAACCTTACACGACTAATATTTACCTTCGACGTACCTTAGCTGGTGAGTTTGTTGTTGTAAACAAACACCTGGTAGAAGACCTCAAGAAGGTTGGTCTATGGTCTAAAGATATGAAAGATATCATGGTAAAGGCTGGTGGTTCCATTCAAAATATTGCAGACATTCCAGATGACATAAAAAAGCTCTATCGCACAGTTTGGGAGATTAAGATGAAGGATATTATTGATATGGCTGCGGATCGTGGTCGTTTCATCGATCAATCCCAATCTATGAACCTCTTCATGGAAAGTCCAACGATGTCTAAACTTTCCTCAATGCATATGTATGCGTGGAAGAAAGGACTCAAAACAGGTATGTATTATCTGAGATCTAAGGCTAAATCTAAGCCAATTCAATTCAGTCTTGAACCTGATTGTGTCATGTGTTCAGCTTAAAGTTTTGATACCCTATATAATAAGTACAATGTCTAAAATTACCGACGCTATTGAAAATCTAGAAATTGGCCAGTTTAACAACAAAAAGATTGTCCTATCTACAAAAGAAGGCGGTCTTTTAAAGGTTCAATTTCCTAGGTTATATATGCCCTTTGGAGTTTCGGGGTTTACACCAGAAGTCGGTCCAACTAAATATAACATTGATCTAGCTCTAAAGGGTTACGATGAAGATGATTCGTATATTAAAAAGTTCTATGATTCACTAAGGATTCTGGAGGATAAGATCATTGATAATGTTGTCAAACAAAGTGAAACTATATTCGGTAAAAAAATGACGAAAGATGAGCTTAAACCGATGTTTAATTCCAATATCAAGGAGGTTATAGGTAGAGAGCCAAAGTTTCGTGTAAAGGTTAACACGGATCACAATGGTATGATCAAGGGTGGTGTATATGACGCGAATAAGGTCCCTATTAAAACAGAGGTTTCGAATGGTCTGTATGCAAGAAATAGTGGACACACTATCGTCGAACTCAATAGTGTATATTTCTTGAATAGAAAGTTTGGGTGTACATGGAAACTTAATCAACTAATCGTATATGAACCACAAAACCTCAAGGGGTTCCAGTTTCAACTCTAACGATTTTTATTTAAAAGTAAAAAATGGTAAATAATTTGAGCCTCCTTAAGTAGTTTTCCCTTCACCCTGGTAAACTCCTTTGGGTCTAAACCTAGTTTTATCTTAGCTATTCGCACAGAGTCGTCCCACTTGACGAGAGACATTCTTATTATAAGTCTACATTTTCTTGATGAGCTTTTTATAAGCCTTAGTACCCTCCTTGGGTTGGAGTTTAAACTTACCATCCTTAACCTTGAAAACCGAAGTCAAGTGTTTCTTACCTTCTTTCTTCATACGAGCAAGGGCAGCCTGTTGGGCGGCGACACTCTTAATCTGTCCATCCTTGGGGTCCAACATCAACTCCTTTGTGGTGAGACCACCAGCGGTTTTGTCAGCAGTTCCATGGAAAACTTGAGCGCGGGAACCAATCATTTTTATATACATTAAGCCCTGAAAATTTTCTTGATGTCGATAATTGAAATCTTTTCTGTAGTTCTCTTTACTGGAATTTGTTTTTCAATTCTCTCATCATTGAGCACCCTGGAGCATACAATAGATTTATGACCTTGAAGGGCCATCATTTCTTCTTCAACACTCACCAAATTGTCCATCTCTTTGTAGATAAGTTTCTTAACATAAACCTGTTTTGTCTGACCTGTCCGATGACTTCGACCAACCGCCTGAAGTTCTGTCGCGGGATTCCACGAAGGAGCGGTGATATAAACGCGGGTGGCTTCTTGGAGATTGAGACCTTGTCCACCAGACTTGATTTGAATGATAAACACAGCACCTGGGGCAGCCCTTTTAAACATACTGATTTGTTGGTCTCTTTCCTCTTTTGGTACTGAACCATCAATACGAAAAGTTGAACAGTCCAGTTGGTTTTGGATATAATCCATCTCACCCACAAACTGACAAAAAACGAGAGCCTTCTCATCGGGGTGAGAGTTGATCATACGAAAGAGGGTCTCCATCTTGTTAGATCTTCCAACCCATTCTTCAGCCTGCGTTCCGTTTTTTTTTGCAATACCATTCAAATACATTTGAGGCCAAATCATACACTGCCTCGCACGGAGCAGACACTCCAAAATAACCATGTTCTTTGAGTTGATACTAATTGCGTGCTTGAAAGCGTCTCGAATAGTATCTTGGGCATCCTGAAAAGCAAACTCATACAACTGTTTCTCATCTGGAAACATATCGAGCTCAACATTCTCAAAGTAGCAATCCGGTAATTTGAGACGCTCATCGATTTTTGCCAGATCATCTTTAGTCCTTCGGAGAATGTATATATCCTTGATCTTATTGGTCATTCCCTGAACTAGAGACTTCTCAATACCAAGAAATGCACACAGGGACACAAAGTCCTCCATAGAATTGAAGACTGGTGTACCAGTAACAATCCATTTGATCGTGGTCCTCAAACGACATACACTCTTGAAAAGTTTGGATTTTTTATTGCGAATCTCGTGAGCTTCATCGAGGATAATTCGATCCCACGCCTTCATATGGATAACTGTCACTTCGTTTGTAGACAGTAGGGAATACGGTGCGATGACGATGTCCGCCTCTTTGAGATACCTCTTTGGACCTTCGAATACGTGTACACTCATTTGAGGAGCAAACTTATTGATTTCACTGACCCACTGTGTGATAATAGATTTAGGTAAGATTAATAGCGTACTTTTTTGAGGATTCCCAAGCATAGTGGAAACCATCTGTACAGTCTTACCTAGACCCATTTCGTCACATAAGAATCCACCCTTCGGACCAGATTGTTGATTTTCCATCGTGAGCATCCAAAGGACACCCTCCTTCTGATACGGAGCAAAAAGTCTACCATTGAGATTATCTTTAGCGCGGTTGTATTGCTCTTCAATCTTCATAATAATCGTCTTCGTCGGAAAGTGCTAGAATTTCACACTTAGGGGGTTCAACTTCCTTTTTTATACGTGTTTTCTTCAACTTAGGGGGGGGAAGCTCATCTAAATGTTCTCTAAAGTATAAAACCTTCTCCCAAAACTCTTTCATGATTGGGTAATTGGTTTTCCACCATTCGGGGTCTCGCTTAACATTAACGACGTCAAACTCTTCTCCTTTAGGCCAATTGGTTTCTGCTGGTTTATATTGAATAAAATCTGCTTCTTCTAAGTCTAAAATCTCCATACACAACTGAAGTTGTGGCATATAATGAATCGGTACTTCCCCAGGTATAATCTGTCGCATCGGAGGGCACTTAATTTCAACCAATTTACCTGATTCAGATACACCATCTGGACTCCCACCCAACCATGTATGCACCGGGTGAGGACAAAGACCAAGTTCATGGACCACTTCACCATACCTCTCTTCATAGAGTATGCGCGCTTCATCTTCGTAGAGTTCACCGTGTCTAGTAGCGGCATTCCCAGTGAATTTCTCTCCGAGTCCACACTTTTTTAGGAGAAGTTCAGCAGGTGTTTCATATTTGTTGACACCGATGGCTGTAGCTGCATCACTCGCTGTGAGCATGTTTCCACGGAGAGCGAGCCATTCCTCAGACTTCTGGGCAGCATATTCCCGTTCAAGTAAAGCTTTAACGTTTTCGTGCATCTTAAATTGCTATCGTTCTTATCTTTTAAGTTTATCGAGGAATTGACTAGCCGCATATTGCTCAGCCTGTTTCTTATTTTTGGCATACCCCCTTCCACCGAAATGATTGTTTACATATACGTCTATGAAAAATGTTGAGTTCTCGTGACCAGCTACACGATAATCAGGTAACGGAAAGTTCATAACTTGACAATATCTCATCAAATGGTCTTTAAAGTTATCATCTATCATAATCGCGTTAAGATCTACATATTTCGGGTCGGTGTAAATACGAAGTATAAACTCTTTAGCATGAAGTAGACCGAGATCCATATAAATCGCACCTATGAGAGCTTCAAATACATCCTCGAGAATCTTTGGGTTATTATTCCAACCATTACGCATTCCCTTCTCATCCATGAGAACAATTTCATTTAAACCGAGCTTTTTTGCTATCTCAGCGAGGGTTTCTGATCTAACAAGTTTCGTTCTAGCCTTTGTAAGAAAACCCTCCTGCTTCTCTTCATATCGATCAAATAGATATTTCGTGATTATAAATCCAAGTACAGAATCTCCCATAAACTCTAGAGTCTCAAATGAGTCGGTGAGTTGTTCATATTCTTTCATTGATGATTTATGTGTAAAGGCCTTTTGGTACAAAGTCAGATCCTTGATCTTTGTACCAATAAGTTGTTCAATCTGAGGTTGATTAACAAACATACTGTGTATTGTTATTATGATGTGTTATTTTTTTAAGCCTTTACAGGTTCCTTCTTCACGTAGTGAGGAGAGAGATACTTCTGCAGATTAAGGTAAGTCACAATGACGTCAGCAGGAGGCTGGAGGAGATCCTTGAGCTTATCGTCAAGGATAAGCTGGCGACCGTTGTCAGGGTGCTTGAGACCCTTTTCAGTGATATACTTGTTGATGAACTTAGTCACTTCCGAACGGGAGATGAGTTCATCAGCTGGAAGACCGATAAAATCGCGCAACTTAGGTGTCACTTCCTGTTTTCGGTTGAAGCCATTGTTCGCGGAACGAGCCTTGGCCTTCTCACCATCAGGATCTTCTTGTGTGTTCTTCACTTTACGGACGATCTTAGTGAGTGACTTAACATCAGCACGGAGACCAGCAAACTCGGTTAGGAGAGCGGCAATTTCGGTTTGAATGATTTCAAGAGACATTATATCTTTCTTACCATGGTAATCTTTAAGTCATAAAAGAGATCAAAATGAGAGCACTTATGATTATATATACAATCATATAGTCGTATATACTGAACCCCCTGTGTGGACGATCTATAATTCTAAATGGTTCTCTATATTCTCGATTACTTTGACCAGGGCATCCACCTTTACAACAGTCACTTGGACATGCTTCAATACGAGGACCCCGTCGCACCCCACAGAACTGTCTTCGTTTGGTGTCATCCACATCAGAATAAGCATAACACCTACATTCATCGATTATGTTGCAGACCATATTATTATGTGATAATATAATAATGGATACCAATTATTACTCTGAGTCCACTGTTGAAAAATATAGGAATGATAACTTATTTTTTAAAGATCCTAAAATGAAAAAGTACTTCGATAGGAACTTACAGAGAGATCTTGGTAAGTTCCGGGATCAGGCCCGCACCAAGCATTCTGATAAGAGTTTTGAAAAGATGATCTACGTAATTGTTACGGATTCTATACGTGATATCATTATTGAAACTATAGGTGAAATCACAACTTACATGAAAACAATGGGGGATCTAATCATAAGTGGTGGTGAGGCGTTTAATTTATATATGAAATACGAAGAACGTATAGTTACGAGTGATATAGATGCAAAGTTTGTACCAAAAATACCAGTTAACCCTGAGTTTTTCGGTAAACTTCAAGCCATTAAATTATTATTGTGGCAAAAACTCGGTGAAATTGCTAAAAAATTAAACATCCGTATACGAAATCGTATATTAAGTCAGCGTGAAAAGCATCCTAAACTTTTCAAGTTTTTGGGTATAAGTTTTAAAAACGTGGGTCCATTCGTAACGAGGAGATATACTCTTATCAAAAAAAAGAAAACCGGAAGCAATACTAACCCAGGAAAAGGTGACATTTTCATTGATGTGGAATTGTTTGCACTTGATTTAAACTTACGATATTTCTCACCAAAAAATGGAAAAATACAAGATAATACGATGGGTGGTATACTCGACATACCATTCATGAGACCGGAAGAGTTTGGTTACGAGGTGGCGGATTCTAAACGCAGGGGTATTACATATCGCGATTTATCTACAGATAAACTCGTTACCAATAAGAATATATTCATAGCGAGTAGAGAGTTTTTAATCGAGGACATTTATTTGATGCAGAAACTCAAACTTCGTCCAGAAAAGAAAGAGAAGGATCGTCAACGTCTCTTAAAACTTGCACGGTTATTTTTAAAAAACATAAAAGCTACTGACAATATGGATAGTATTTTCAAACGCGTTAAACCTAATATCACCAAAATCAGTGGTAAACGAAAAAGGTATGCGAATGTATCAGTACCTATAAAGAAAGCTATGCAAACGAACCCGTATGAACATATGAAATATACAACGATACCATCCAAAGATAAATTGTCAAAACAATTAGTGTACGGTTTAAACCCAGTTGTTAAAAATACCAATGTAAACGGTTACATAAAGTCTAATGGTAATCAACGATTCAACTTAAAAACAAAGAAATGGAAACCTGTAAACAATAAGTCTTATGTAAAAAATGAGTACAATCTCAGGCCGTCGAATACACAGAAACTTCCCAATAAGTTTCTTATCGATAAAACACTTTATGGATACAATCCAAAGAGAAATCAATGGGTCCCTAAGAAAATACTCGATAATTCCGCAGCTATCCCATTTGTTGGTTTAAAGAAATGAACTGTATACTGTATATAAAATGATCTATAATCCACCAGTCAAAGGTGATGACGGTCATTACTTCGTAAAAGCTCTTACCGATACCAAGAGAAAGTGTCTCGTTCAGGTTAATAAGGTAAATGTTTCCGATGTATCAGGGGAACTTGTATTTGATCTAGTTAGCCCGGCTAACATTAACAAGATTAACGCAATCGATACCCTCAATTGTGAGACTGCACTCATCAATTCTAAATCTTGGTTCGGGAAGGAGCTTTCTGAAAATGTCATCAAGGGTGCATACACTTCCAGTGTAGTCGATGGACAATTTACAGGCGAACGCATTGAAAATACCAAAGTATTTAACCAGGGTCAAGAGCAGATGGATTTCGATTCTGTCCAGGTTGGTAAGTCGTGTGATGTCATTCTTGAGTTTGCCGGTGTTTGGTTTGCCAAAAAATCGTTCAGTACTTCTTGGAATGTTGTCCAGATCAGAACCTACCCAGAGCCAATTATTGATACATATCCAGAAGAATACGCGTTTGTCGATGAAATTGATGAAATTGAGGAAATCGTCAATGATGCTACTCCAGAAGAAGATGAAGACATCGAGAAATAAAAAATTTGTTTACCATATATAAAAGATGATGAAGAAGGGTCGTGCCCAAAATCTCATAATGCTTGTCGCTGTCGCTACTCTGGTATACCTCCTTTTTACCATGAACAACAAGTCTCAGTATTCTATCCAAGAGCGTGAATATTCTGCCATCCAGGTAGCTCCATCCGCCGCGGGTCCAACCATGGCTCAAGTTTCAAATGGGTGTGGGATGCAGAACGGTGTCGGTCTCGCGTCTTCTCTCCTCCCCCGTGAGGTTGCCTCAGCTGAAGATTTTGGTGAGTTTGCCCCAGAGGATATCCTCGCCGGTCAAAACTTCCTTGAACCTCGTTCTCAAATCGGCTTCCCCGAAACTGTCGGTGGTGCCCTCCGCAACGCCAATCAGCAGATCCGTTCAGACCCACCCAACCCTAAGGAGCCATTTGTGTGGAATAACTCTACCATTGTACCCGATATGATGCAACGAAGTATGTGCTAGATGTCAAATGAACTTGTAACCATAACTAAATAACTTTTTGATGCGAAATATGATATCAAGACCCTTAATCCAGGGTGTTGATACCAATAACCATAATATATATCTGACTTAAAGATTAACTAGTACTCTAGTATAATAAACTATGTCAACAACCCCTGAACTTACTGCTAATGTCAGCAAGCTTGTAGATCTCTCTAAACAGCTTTCTGCAGCGAAATCTGATATCAAGATCCTCACCCAGGAAGAGAAGCGTCTTAAGGATGTTGTTAAGAAGATTATGGTTTTAGAGGGTATTGATACCATTAACCTCAAAACGGGTAAAATTGCCATTCGTAAATCAGTCAGGACGACAGGTATGAGCAAAGATATGATTGTAAAAGGTCTGATGACTTTTTTTGGTGGTGATGAAACTAAAGTTGAAGGCGCCCTTAACGCAATTAAGGACGGTCTTCAAGTCAAAGAGTCTACTTCCCTCTCATTAACTGGTATAAAAGAGAAGGTCGAGAAGTAATATAAGTAATCAAGATGGTTTGGAGTCAATACGTATATGAAGCTAATATTGGGTTTGACCCAGTCATCAGCGACGATGAAGAAAATAATGAAGAAAATACACCTATGAATATTGAAGAATGGGAAGTTAAATATTCATATGAATTGTGGTATATATGGGGTATGATTAATACACTCTTAAATGATGCCTATATTGAACACACAATGAAGTTTGGTGACTTTGTAGAATATTGTTATACCGAACATGATGAATATCTTGGTCATGATACTTTCGAATACTCTGAACAAACAGAATGGTATGAGGAACGTCTCGCTTATATATGGAAAAATATCAGGAGAATCGTCAGAGACAATAGACTCACTGGAGAAATGATGCGAGGTGCCTCATTGGAACATTTCATTGACTTTTCTAAAAATTATATATGTATATATTAACCATGCTCCCCGATATCACTTCCCCTAAAGTTGCTATCCCCGCCGCTCTTTTTCTTGCGCTCAGCCCCGGTGTTCTCGTGACCACCGCGGGCAAGAACGTCAAGTTCATGAACCGCAAAACTGCTCCACCCGCCGTGTTCT